CATTTAGTTTTACACCCAATATGTATTCGGTAATAGGAAATCATATGCCACTATATGTTGCTTTAGATCATTGGTTTACACCACAATCACAAGGCAGCGTTGAAGATTTTGGTTATTTGGATATATTGACACGTTCTGTCAAATCGACTATTGATATTCCGTATCAAATTCATAAAACGTTTGAATCTGTTGCAACCACCAGTAATACTATGTCGATGTGTGCTGATAAAATGGATAGATTGGGCGATGCTATGCACGCTTTTATTGAGTCGTTTTTACAGCGTACCGATCGTTTAGCTACAGGTCTTTCATCAGAGGCTATGATTTCAATGGTAGAAATATTCATTGACTTTATGTCTGATCTACCAGACTTGAAAGCTGTATCATCATTTCGTTGGATTACGTATTGTTCTCGAGTATTACGACTTTTTATACCTAATGGAGTTAGTCTTGCTTTTAATCTCTTTTCGACACATTTGGCATGTCTATTTACGGCTGTAGCTCAGGGTTTGGATGATGTTTTACAAACTATACTTGTTGTCTTTTCTGGAGCCATTGCTTTGCAAAATGTGCCTGATAGGGTTGGCGTCAATAAAATGATGGAGTATATGAAATCTTTAAATATTGCAGTTCCCTTTTCTAAAAATATGGTAGCTGTTATTCAGTCAATGATTTCTATGCTTCCTGAAGCTGTTAAAGCATGGGCTAGTCAATACATACCCGAACATGTCTTCTATATGAAGCTTACAACTCAGTATGCCGAGGTTATAAATAGAATAGACATATTTTTGACCTATGATATTGATCGGATTTATTTTGATCGTAATCTTAGCAAGGAAATAGTTATTTTATATAATCGTGCGCATGAGTTGGTTAGAGATATGGCACCATTTGTGAGAGATGTTTCAGGTGAGTTTTCACTTTTGCGTGAACAGTTGCGAAAGTTTGACAAGCTCTATGAGTCTGTTCAATCGATCATGAAATGTGGTGTTATACGTGAGTGTCCATTTAGTTTGACTATAGCTGGCGATTCGCAAATTGGAAAATCTACACTATCAGCAGCTATTGCTAAGTATATGTATCCAGATGCACCTGCAGACCGTGTTCGTTATGTCATCCCAACGGATCCCGATGAGTTTTGGAGTGGTTATTCACCCCTACATTGTGTTACTGCTGAAGATGATGCGGATCAGGATGCTGAGTATAAAAATGCACTCCAATTGTTTTCAATTGTTACCAATGCACCATATCAACCACCTATGGCATCAGTTGATGATAAATCTATTGGTGTTAAGGGAACACCATATCACTCAAAAATGCATATACGTTGCACCAATAACCCATATCCTAAGCCGCTCGTCAAGATTCTTACATTAGAGGCTTATTGGCGACGTCGTCATATGTTGGTTAAAGC